AGATCTAAATACCGGATCTAACGCGCATTCTTATTGGCAACAAAGGCAGAGATCCACGAGCAAGTGGAGCTTGAGCGTGAGCAGATACGCCAGGGACTCAAGCAACTACACGACAACCAAAGAAAACTAGAAGACAAAGAGTATGCGTCTGCATGTGTGTATGGCGTGGCTTCTATTGAGCAGCTTCTGCCTCTTGTGGTCGGACGTATTCAGGCAACTACTAACCGGATAAAAGAAGGCAAGACAGGTGTCGCTTTCAGGGAGATCCAGCAATACCTCGCGGACATCGAGCCCGAAGCTGCCGCGGCCATTGCCTGCAAGGTCACCTTTGACAAGGTGTTCAGTACCAAATCCAAAGCCAACCAAGTCCAGAACATCACGGACGCAATAGGACAGGCTGTAGAGAACGAGTGCATGATGCGCCACTACGAGCGCAAGGTGCCTGGTCTCCTACACACGTTGAAGGAGAACTACTTCCACCGATCCATCGGCACGCATCAGAAGGTCAAGGTCATCACGACGTTGATGAACCGCTATGACGTGCCGCACTGGGAGTGTTGGGGACGACCTAACCGGATCAAGCTTGGAGGCTGGCTGATCGATTGCATCATTGAATCGAGCGGCTGGTTTACCAAAGAGATCCGACGTGAAGGTCGAAAGACTCACACGTACATCATTCCCAGCACGCACTTCCTATCCATTAAGGAAGAAGTGATGGCAACAGCCGAGCTGTTCAGTCCGTTGGCTTGGCCGATGTTGATCGAACCAAACGACTGGACTAACGAACGACAAGGCGGATACCTGCTGAACGAAGTCATGCGTGGGTATGACATGGTTCGTAGGGGCGATCCCCGCCGTATACAGGGAGAAACACCAATCAACTTTCTGAACAAGATTCAGAAGGTTGCCTACACGTTGAACCCGTTCATTGTTGGTGTCGCCAAGACACTACTTGAACGTGGAATACAAGTTGGTAAGTTCATCCCTATCGTGGAGATACCTCTACCACCAAAGCCTTTTGACATAGCTGAGAACAAAGAAGCTCGGCATGACTACAACCGAAAGGCAGCAGAGGTACACAACACAAACGCACAAGCGTTTCAAAGGTCATGTCGTACAAGGATGACCATGAACGCAGTGAAAGTATTCGAGGATAAAGAGAAATTCTTTATACCTTGGAGCTTTGATTACAGGGGGAGGGCTTACCCGATTCCTGCATTCCTTACACCACAAGATACTGACTTTGGCAAGTCACTTCTTAAGTTTCACGAGCAGTCATTCATGACTCCTGAAGCTGAACAGTGGTTAGCTTTTCAAGTTGCAACTACATACGGTAAGGACAAAGACACTATGTCTGACCGTATCGCATGGACTCTTGAAAACCACAACCTTATTTCACGAATAGCCAATGACCCAATTGCCACTTTGTCTGAGTGGGAAGGAGCAGATGAGCCGTGGACATTTTTGGCAGCTTGCGAGGAATACCATCATTGCGTCATTGAATGCAATCGAACTCACACTTCTTTGCCTGTTGCTGTTGATGCTACCTGCAGCGGACTTCAAATTCTCGCCGGATTGGCGAGGGATAGAAGTACAGCTCAACTGGTCAATGTTCTCCCAGGTGATAAACCCCAGGACGCATACAAGGTAATAGCTGAACAAGCTAAACCACATGTACCTGAGTGTATCCGTCCACACATGGACAGGAAAACTACAAAGAGAACCGTGATGACGGTGCCTTACAACGCAAAGCCTTTCAGCAACAGGGGTTACATCCGTGAAGCGTTGAAAGACAAGGGTGTTGAAGTTGAAAAGGATGACCTGACTGCAACTGTTAAAGCAGTTCGCGAAGCCATGAACGTCATTGTTCCTGGTCCGATGCGGGTCATGAAGTGGATCGAAACAGAGGTGGCCGCGGCCATTGACCGTGGTGCAACTGAACTGGAATGGGTGACACCATCTGGATTTGTTGTGACACAGAAACTGATGAAGAAGAAGGTTCAAGAGATTGAACTACAACTTCTAGGTAGGTGTCACATCAAAGTAGCTACAGAAGACGGAGACAAGGTTGATAAATCACACCACAAAAATGCAACCGCACCGAATCTAATCCATTCACTTGATGCCTCACTTTTACACCTATCTGCATTACGCTTCGACGCTCCGATTTCCCTCATACACGACTCGGTACTTTGTCGTGCTACTGACATGTCTGTGTTATCAGCCATTGTTCGTGAAACATACATGCACCTATTTGCGGAGCATGACTACCTAACTACCTTTGCCCAAATGATTGGGGCAGAGACAGACCCACCGATGATTAACGACTTAGAACCTTCATCGGTAATTGAATCTACATACTTTTTTTGTTAATGGCACGTACCATTTTTAAGACTGAAGAGCCTGTTATTCTTGAAGGATACCAAGCTGTACTGAAACCAAGCAAGTTTGGCTTTAGCCTTTCTGCAATCATTGATCAAGATATTGCAGATCAACTCGATAGTGATCGACCTGATAGCCTCAAGTGGGCTGAGTCGAAACTAAAGAACCCGAAGCGTTCTGTTCTCAAGCCTGAGCCTTGGGAAGAGGTGTCTGAAGGTAAGTACAAAGTTAAGTTCTCTTGGAATGATTCCACTAAACCTGGCATCGTTGATACTGAGGGAACAGCAATCACTGATGAATCAATTCCTTTGTATAGCGGTAGTAAGGTAAAGCTTGCCTTCTACCAAAAGCCGTACGTTCTCAAGGACGGTGTCACATATGGCACAAGCCTGAAGCTTGTTGGCGTACAGATTGTGTCCCTTGCATCTGCTGCCGGTGTTGATGTCGGCGACATGGATGACACGGACGTAGCCGCACTGTTCGGCACAACCAAGGGCTACAAGGCAAGCGAGCCGAATGTCCAGAACGAAGCAGGCGAGCCTGAAGAGGATTTCTGACTGTTCGACGACTTATACGACGTTTACATTACCCCTGATTCACCCCTAAATGATCGATTTCCAAGTATTCAAAAACGAAGACCTTGGTCTTTATGAAGGTCGTCTGACAGTGTCTGTCCCTGAGATCACAGTGACGCGATTCAAAGCTGATCGGAACGACTTCAAATATGAGATGCGTCGAGCTGTCTCAGAGATCGTCGAAGAAATCATTGAGAAGAACATCGACGACTAAATGGCTTTCCGATCCGGTCTCGAAGAGAGGGTTGCTGACCTTCTCGTCGAGCTGGGTGTCAAATATGAATATGAAAGTACAAAGGTTCCCTATGTAATCCAACACACATACACCCCAGACTTCATTCTTCCGAATGGGATCTGGCTTGAGTGTAAGGGTTACTGGGACAGTGCGGATCGTAAGAAGGTCAAGTCAGTGGTTGAACAGAACCCTGACATCGATCTTCGGATGATCTTTCAGGCACCCTATAACACTATTTCTAAAAAATCGAAGACTACCTATGCCAAGTGGTGTGAACGCCACGGCATCAAATGGGCGTCCTTCGCGACTATCCCTATCGAGTGGCTCATATGAGCGACACAGAATTTGTAAGGCACATGCCTTGCTCCCAGTGCGGGTCATCAGATGCGAACAGTTTGTACTCTGATGGCTCCACTTTTTGTTTTAGATGCCATGCCTATTCGCATGGCGACAATGACGTTATTCACACTCATCGCGTGTCAAATGTACGATTACAAGGATCAGCCGGACGGTTGCAATCCAGAGGAATCTCTGAAAAGACAGCCGAATTGTTCAAAACCTACAAAGATGGAAAGGTCCTACGCCACTATTATTACGACAGCTCTGGAACGCTTGTCGGAGCAAAAGTAAGGACAACAGACAAGCAGTTCAAATGTGAAGGAGAGGTCAAGACCCTGTATGGGATGAACCTCTTCAAACATAAGACGACTTCAAAGACAAAGAAGCTTGTCATCGTTGAAGGTGAAATGGATGCCATGAGCGTCTGGGAAGCCCAACCGAATTGGGACGTTGTGTCCATTCCGAATGGTGCACCCGCTGCAAAGAAAGCGATCCAAAACAACTACGAATGGATCAATTACTACGACAAAGTAGTCCTTTTTTTTGATAACGACGAAGCCGGTCAGAAGGCTGCAAATGAAGCTGCTGGCGTCTTGCCGCCTGGCAAGGTTTTCATCGGTTTTCTAGACGATTACAAGGACGCCTCAGAGGCTTTACAGGCTGGTGATAGCGAGGCTGTGCGTGCTGTTTGTAACTACGCACATACTCAATACAAGCCTGACGGCATCATTGATGCCAAAAACTTACTTGACTTAATTACAACACCAACACCACCTTCTGATCATGAGTACCCCTTTCAAGGACTTCAACGAAAGCTTCACGGGATCCGGTACGGAGAGCTTGTCACGATTACTGCAGGATCAGGGGCTGGAAAATCGTCCTTCTGTCGCGACTTATGTGCTCACCTGCTTAACAAAGGAGAACGGGTCGGTTACTTGGCACTTGAAGAGTCAAACCGCCGTACAGCTCTCGGACTTATGTCCGCAGCAGTCGGACGAAGTCTCCACCTTGGAGAGCATGATCGATCTGAGTTAGTAAATGCGTTCGACAAAACTATCGCAACGTGGAATCTCCACCTTTTTGATGGCTTTGGATCGTACGACCCGGACCACATCTACGAACGGATCGAGTACATGGCATCTGGTCTTGAGACCCGTGTTGTTTTCCTTGATCACCTGTCTATCTTGCTCAGCGGTCTTGACGGCGACGAACGCAAGATGATCGACACAACGATGACCAAATTGAGGTCATTAGTTGAACGAACAGGTATATCACTTTTTCTAGTTTC